GGGCGAACTTATTTGGGGCGAACTTTTGCGGAGCGAACTTATGCTGGGCGGACTTTTGCGGAGCGAACTTAGACGGAGCGGACTTTTGCGGAGCGAACTTTTGTGGAGCGAAATTAGAAGGAGTAACCTTACACGGAGCGAACTTAGACGGGGCGTACTTAGAAGGAGCGGACTTACGTAAAGCGGACTTACACGGAGCGGACTTACACGGAGCGAACTTATGCTGGGCGGACTTACGCGGGGCGAACTTACGCGGGGCGAACTTTTGCGGAGCGGAATTATGCGGAGCGGAATTAGAAGGAGCAACCTTACACGGAGCGAACTTAGAAGGAGCAACCTTACGCGGAGCGGAATTATGCGGAGCTAACTTACATAAAGCGAACTTAAGTAAAGAACAAGTTGAAACAGTGGTTCAATTACTAAAAAATAATATTGAGGAATAAAAATAAAATGCTAAAATTTACATATTATCAACAAAAATTATTATCAATCATCATCATCGATGAGGATGAAGTAATCCCAAAATCTAGATTTGCCAAGGCTGGGCGGGATTTTGTTTTATTAACCGATTATGATTTTGAAAGTTTGCAGTATCTTTACACTGGTCTTGATATCGAAAATGCGGTTATAAATTTTGCTAAATTTAAGGAATAATTATAATGAGCAATGAATTAGAAAATAACAGAGAATTTTTTAAATTAATTTTTGGTTGTAATAATCAAAAAATAGATTTTTTGGTTAAAGAGTTTGAAAAATGGGAGGGTGATTTAAATTATATAATTAAAATTCTCAATTACAAAAAACTAGAATTAACAATAAACAATATTTTAGAGTATCTTTACACAATTGCATTTGAGAATGCATTGGAAGTATTCTCAACAATATACGATGAACGAGATTTTACCCCCAATTTTTTTATCAATGCTACAAAAAGCAAGTTTTTAGTAAAAATTGATAGAGAGTACTCATTAGAATTTAATTCAAAAGCTGAATTTTTTGATTATCTAGATGATAACGATAATTTTTGCAGATATTATTGAAACTATAAAAAGTGAAAATTATGAATAATAAAATTGTAGAAAAAAATTCAATGATATTTTATCGTTCTTTTTTCGACGCAATAAAGAATCTCCCGGATGAAAACAGGTTAGAAATTTTTGACGCAATCCTAAACTATGGATTTGATTTTGTAGAGCCACAGTTATCCGGAATAAGTGAAGCGATTTTTATTTTAATAAAACCGAAATTGCAAGCTAATTTAAAGCGTTACGAGAATAGTTTAATACCTAAATTTAAGCAAACGATAAGCAAACGAGAAGCAAATGAAAATCATAAATTTGATTTTGTAGGTTTTGATGATGATGAAAAAAAGTCGATTAATGATTGGCTGATTTATAGAAATCAAATTAAGAAAAATTATGTTGAAATAGGTCTCAAAAAATTACGAACACAACTTCTTTCATTTAAAGAACGAGGTTTCTCATTATCTTTAATAATCACAACATCTATCACAAACGGGTGGAGAGGTTTATTTGAGCCTAAAAAAAACTTAGTAGTAAAATCTACTACTAGAGATGCACTTCTAAAGTGTAACAATGTTGAAAGAGGAAAAGCAGATGAATTTTGATGAATTGTATCATTCTTTAAATATCTCCCCAATTCATGAACCTTGTTCAATACACGGGAACGAATTGATGTATATAAATGGTAAATGCGGTAAATGTATTGAAGAAAAAGAAAATATCGAAAATTTTAATTTATTAGTTAAGATTCATGAAAAAATGAAACTTAAAGCAGGTATACCTCATAGATTTCTTACTTCAACTTTTGACAACTATGAATGTACAACTGAACATCAAAAACAAATCAAAAATGATTTAAAAAATTTTAATTATGATAAGAATATTTGTTTTTTAGGAAAAACAGGAAATGGAAAAACACACTTGGCGTGTGCATTATTAAGTAAACGAATCAGCAATACAAATTTTGATAAAGAAGATTATAGTAGTTTTAAATTAAGGTTTAATGTACAGGTTGATTGTGCATACATAAAGTTTTACTATCTAGCTCATCTAAAAGTGAAAGAGTTTCAGGAATTTAAAAAAATTATAAATAAAAAATTTCTCATTATCGACGAAGTCGGTACGTCAGACAGTGATTTTAAGAATAATTTGTTGTTCGAAATCATCGATGAGCGTTACGATAACATTCTTAGTACGATGTTAATTAGTAATCTACCAGTTGATGCATTTAAATCAATTCTTACGCCTGCGTCGTATAGTAGAATTAAAGAAAATTTCATTGTTTTTGATACAGATTGGGAAGATTTCAGACTAATTAAATCAAATACTAAATTTAGTTAATTATTTAAATATTTTATAAAATATTTGACAATTAAAATTTTGTATGCTATAATCAGGTCATGAAATTAAGAAATAAATAATTTTTAGGAGAAAAAAAATGAAAATATGGATAGATGCAAAAATAATTGATTGTATAGAGAATTTAACAATTTTAGTTGATAATAAAAATAATAAATATTTTTTAAAAGATGAACTTGTAAAATTGTTTAAAATAGATAATCCTGAATTCATATATAAAAACTACTATAAAACAATAATCGATGAAAAATTTACAGATGTAGTAAGTGATACAGATTTACTAAGTTTTTGGCGTCATGGAAAACCAAGCAAAAAAAGAACTATTATTTATAATAAATTTTTAGGAGAAAAAAAATGCTAACAGATAAGCAAAAACTTGAACGAAAAAAAGGTATTGGAGGTAGCGATGTAGCAAGTATTTTGGGTATTTCACCGTGGAAAACTTCATTACAGCTCTGGATAGAAAAAACTAGCGAACTTAGTATAAAAGATGAAGAAGATAACGAGGCAATGTATTGGGGTAACGTTATGGAACCTATTTTACGTGCAGAATATGAAAGAAGAACAGGAAATAAAGTTTTATCCAGTGATGAAATAGTCGCACATCCTGTACATAAATTCATGATAGCACACGTGGATGGGGTCGTATTAGATAATAAAGATGGAGTTAAATTACTTGAAATAAAGACCGCTTCGCAGTTTAAGAGTAAAGACTGGGGAAAAGAAGAGACAGACCAACTCCCGGATTATTATTTAACTCAAATACATCATTATATGTGTGTGTATGATGCTCGGGAATGTGATGTTGCTGTGTTAATTGGAGGAAATCAATTCAAGATTTACACAGTAATTAAAGATAGAGAGATGGATAAATTGCTTATTGAACATGAGACAAAGTTTTGGAATTGTGTTGAAACTAATACACCACCTTCATTGCAAAACACATCGGATTGGCATTTATTACATGCAAAAAATCTTGTTGATATGGAACTTGAGATAACAACTGAGTATCTAGAATATGTGAATAAATTAGCAGATATACAACAACAAATAAAAATTTTGGAAACAGATGCGGAAAAATTAAAAATTAACATCATGGAATTTATGGGAAATCATAAAAATTTATTACATGACAATAAAAAAATAGGACAAATAACTGTAATTAATGATAGCTTAAATTGGGATTTATCAGCTCTTGAAAAAAATCACGAAATAAAAAATCTATATTATACAAAACAAAAAAAAGGATATTCATATTTTAAATTATCAAATAATTTTAAGGAGAAAATTAAATGAGTACAGAAACTTTAAAACAACAATTAACACAGACATCACAAGCAAAGCAATCAACTATTTTTGATTATTTAAAAGACCAGAAAGAAGCTATACAAAAGGCTTTGCCAAAACACATGAATGCTGACAGAATGGTTAGATTAGTTACTACAGAAATAAGAAAAGTACCAGATTTATTGAAATGTAATCCCATTAGTTTATTTAGTGCAATTGTACAAAGTAGCCAATTAGGATTAGAACCAAGCGGATTAGGTCATGCATATTTATTACCGTATTATAATAGCAGAACTAAAGGATATGACGTACAATTAATTATAGGGTATCGTGGTATGCTTGATTTAGCCCGTAGAAGTGGGCAAGTAATTAGCATAAACGCGTATGAAGTATACGAAAGTGATACTTTTGATGTAGCATTCGGATTAGAACCAAATATCGTACATAAACGTGACCTCAAGAATGGTGGAACTGGGGAATTAATTGCAGTATATGCTGTGGCGAAATTGAAAGATGGCGGTACACAATTTGAAGTAATGAGCAAACGCCAAATTGATGATATTTGCAATGAGGCATTAGGAAAAATTAAAAACGATGTAGCAAAACAATATTCACCATGGAGTAAGCATTATATTGAAATGGCTAAAAAAACTGTTATTCGTAGATTATTTAAATATCTACCGGTTAGTATCGAAATGCAGAAAGCAGTTATCATAGACGAATATGCAGAAGCTGGGATTAAACAAGATTATTCAGAAGCGATAGACGTATCTGCATTTAATATCGAAAAAACAGAAGATACAGAACAGGTCGATGAAGATGGTGTAGTCACTAATGAAATCGTAAAAGGAAACAAATAATGATACAATTAAATCAGCCACAACCTGCTACCCTGTATGGTACAGTGTTTAAAGTATATGAACTGGTAAGTAAAAACGAAAAACCATACAAACGCATAAACGTTGGTTTGTATACCGGTAAAAATTCAGATGGTACTTATAAACCTAGTACGTTTGTTACAGTAATGTATTGGGGCAATAAGGATTTTATATTGAAACAAAAATACTCGTTCAGTGGTCAGATGGTTATTGAGACAGTAACTAAAGATGATAAAGTATATCACAACGCAACATTAACCTGTTTTGATAATGAAGTTGAAATCTCATCCACAATTCTAGAAACTGATAACATACCATTTTAGGAGATTTAACAATGTTATATGATAGATTAAACATCATAGATATCGGCGTCATGAACGGAGTTCGAAATAAAGATATCATACTAGCGTTCGGAATACAGTCAGGTAGTATCATTCATTCTAAAAATAAGTTACTACAACTTAAGTACATGAATGTGGACGGTACGTTAACAGATAGAGGGATTGAGGCTAAAGATTTCTACACTAAATCACATTTACAGTTGTTAAAAAGCAACATGTTGAACAATATAATAGATGTGTAGCACTTAACTCATATACTGATATACCATTTTAACTTGGTGATAGTGTGGCTTATTTCTAATGCCACCCATCGAATTGAGCTATGTATTATAGCATATTTGAAGGAATAATCTATGCAAAACATTATAATGAAATATTTAGCATACATTGGTGCAGTAGCCTTGTGGTCATGGATTGTGTATCTGTACGCATACAATAGTGGAGTTAAGCATACCCAAGCTAAAGTAACACAGGCAGTAGTCAAGCAACAGAATACAGATATTAAGAAAACTAACGATAATATCAACTTAGTAAATAATCTTAATACTAAAAAAGAAAGTGCTGTTGCGAAGATAATATATAAAGACCGCATTTTGGTTAAACGAGTGCCAATTACTAAAGTATGTGAAAGTGGGTTAATTAGTCAAGATACTGTTGATTTAGTTAATGAGGCATTGAAATGACTGAAATGCAGAATATCCATCAAAATTGCTAGAGGTACACTAGACCATTGTAAAAATTAAGCTCAATATCATTTTGATGATTTTATTAAGAGCTGTATCTATGAAGAAAAGGAGTAAAAATATGAGAAAAGAAGAACTATTAAAAAAATACGCAGAGGGTGAGCGAGACTTCCGTAATGCGGACTTAGAAGGAGCGGACTTACGCTGGGCAGACTTAGAAGGAGCAAACTTTTGCGGAGCGGACTTAGACGGGGCGTACTTAAGTAAAGAACAAGTTGAAATAGTGGTTCAATTACTAAAAAATAATATTGAGGAGTAGAAATAAAATGCAAGAAATAAAAGTATTATTCTTAATAGCAATAATATGGGGTGCTGTATATTGGATTACTGGATGCAGTACAACTCAATACGTACCGACGCAACAACCTAAGACAGTGTATCCCGCAATTAGTCCTTGTCCTGATTTACAATTAGCGACAAAAGATACTTTTGTACAGACAATTTTGGAGAATTATTCTCAATACAAACAGTGCAAAGCACAAGTTGATACTATGATTGAATTTATTCACAAACAGGAGAATTAAAAATGATAACTAATCAACAATTACTCAATTATGTGAGATACTGCTCAGTATTACTAAAAGGAGAATAAAATGAGTAATATAGATGGAATAGGTTTAATTGATATGGATATGGTGCATAGACCTAAACTTGTAAATGAAGTAACGGATTATATTATGCCAAATACCATTGTTCATCATCTCACGGTTACTGAACTTAATGAGTTGAAAGATATACATGATAATTTAATTAAAGAAAATCCAACTAAAAATTACCTTGATTTATATAACTTTATCAAACGAATGGATATATACAATGGATAATAAACAACTATTGCAGTATGCGAGATACTGCTCAAATATTTACAATAATATTTATCCAAACAACCTATTACATGCATATGCACGAGATGGCTTTGATGCTTGGGTGCTTGACAATCAAACCGAAATACTTATTATTATTCGTGGTAGTGATGATTGGCATGATATTATCCAAGATATTCAGATGGTAGCAGGGATATTGCCTAAGTACACACAGTATGCAATGGAAGTATTCGCTATTGCAGTTGAGTATGCCACAGACAAACAATTACCAATTGTAGCAACAGGCCACTCTCTCGGAAGTTCGTTAGCACAGTACATTGCATATAGAGAATGCATTAATGCATATACATTTAACGCTTATGGCATAGGTGACTGTCTTGTAAAAGGACGCGATATACCAATCACAACAATAAATAAAATACAAAACTACTGCATTGAAAATGATGTAGTGAGTAGTGCTAGTATGCAATGGCAACTTGGTAAGGTTGTTACGTGGGATATTCCGAAAGAAATGTATCCTCCTGATATGTCTGTAATAGAACAAGTATTGTACAGACACTCTATAGATACGATTGTGGAATTATTAGAATTAATGGTAAAGCGTGATTGATTATCACGCTTTTGTTAAATATTTTTCATTGATAAGTTTTAACTCTGCTTCTATATCTTATCTATGCCCGTAAGTATGAAGTTATCTCTGGAGTATAGGGCAGAAATATTTAAGTAACTATACTATACAAGAAAGGAAAATATAATGTCAAGAGAAATAGATTATTTTAATGAAATAAAAAATTATTCATTAGATGATGTCATTAAAATCGCACATAAATATCAAGCAGAAAATTTAACAGATTTAATCGATAAATTAATTAGAAATGACTATACCTGTTACAATTGTGGAAAATATTATGAACAAAATGATTGGAATATGTGCAGTGATTGTAATGAAAAAATAGAAAGTGATGAAGATGGCAAATAATAAAAAACCAAGAAAAAAATATAATCCCCAAAAGTATGAAGATGTTATTCATCCACTTGAGCATGTGTCAGGCCTTCTAGGACAATATCGTACTGTAATTTATACAGCAATAAACGAAAATAAATTTACTATTGATAATCTAGTACATGAAGGTGTGTTACTATATCGCTGGATATATATCCATCTGCAAATGTTACCAGAGTATGATATTGTCCCTGTGAGAGAATGGATTGAGAATGAATTTACTAAATTAGCTAATATTACTACTAATGCGGAATTAAATGAAATTAAAAATCGTAAAATAAAAATACATTGGACAATAAAAATACAGATATTAGCTTTAATAGAAAATTGCTATAGTTTAATTATTGGAATACGAAGTCGCACTAAATATGCTAAAATATTTAATGAAGCTTTGGTTTTATCAAATATGCGTATAAATTTAATTGCACCACAAATGAAACGTTTTATTGATGAAAATTCTACAAAAGAGGCAATGCAGGATTGTAGAGCAAGAATATTTCGAAATGAAATACGTCAAATGAAAGAAAACGGTAGTAAAGCATATTACGATGAAACTGGTGATATTAAGTTTACGAAAATTAGTTAAATTTAGGAGATGGATATGAATATAGTTACGCAAAATGGGATTAATTTAGCAACTGAATTAATTAAACAGTTTGAGGGGTGTAGTTTAATTCCTTACTATTGTCCAGCAAATATCCCTACTATCGGTTATGGTTCAACTTGTTACGAAGATGGCACAAAAGTAACTATGATAGATAAGCCTCTTACTCAAAAACAAGCAGATGACTTATTGCAGTGGCATTTAACTACACAATGCATAACATATGCCGAGATGATTTTAACGCTATTAACCGATAATCAAAATGGAGCTATCTTAAGTCTTATTTACAACATAGGGGGTAATGCATTTAAGAACTCTACTCTATTTAACTTACTAAATAATGGTGCAATTACTACTGTGCTTACTAAAGAGAGTTGGCTTTGTTGGAATAAAGCACGTATTGATGGAATGTTACAACCAGTTAAAGGGCTTACTAGGCGTAGGCAACTTGAGTGGGATTTATTTAATTTAACAATCTAAACCAAGAAGTCCCCCACTTCAACCCTTAAATCGTAGTAGGTAAGTGGTGGGATGAATTGGTTGCAAAATTTATTTTGCACAAATTACTAAAATGGTATAATTCGGTATTGATTATAAAAATTTGTTGTAAAATAAATGGAATTAAGAACAAACCAACATTCAGTATTTAGAGTGAACTACCCCGACTTATAGAAGCTCGGGGTAGTTCACTGTAGATTTGTATAATATAGGAGATAAAATGCGAATGTCTGAAAAAGAATACCAGTTGTTTTTACACAAAAATACTACAAATAAATATAATGCAATAAAAAGTTCATTTAATAACATTACTTTTGATAGTAAAATGGAGATGAAACTATATCAATACTTACTATGTAAGTATGATAATTTAATTCTACAACCTAAATTTAATTTACAACCAAGTTTTAAAGACAATTTTGGTAAAAGTATAAGAGCAATTGATTATATCGCGGACTTCCAAATTGGAGATATTGTTATTGACTGCAAGGGGTTTGTAACTAAAGATTTCAAGATAAAAGAAAAATTGTTTAAATTTAGATATGCAGAATTAAAATTACTGATTGGAACTTATAAAGAACTTGTAAATTTAATCTAGTTGTGCTATAATTAACTATTTACTCAGTCGCTATAATATCTCTCACTAACTCATGACATGAGGCTTTCTTATGTTTTTATTTGTTATATTCGTAAGTTTTTGGTTCTTTTGCGAGCAATCCATATATTCCATATTTTCTAAATGTCTTAATCACATCTTTGTTATTGTCAATGATAAATTTAACATCATATTCACTTTTAACTGTATAATACAAACCTAATTTAGTCTCTACATCACTCCCAACTGCTTCTTTTGTATATATGAATTTTTTATATCTGACTTTTTTTTCATCTAAAACAGAACATAGTTTTTTGTATTCTTGTTTATTTAAAATAGAAGCTGTAAATACAATAATTTCAAAATCTTTAGACAATGTTTGTAAAAGTAAAACTATGTCATTGCAAACATTACCTTCTTTATCAACGAGTGTTTTGTGATAATCAACTAAAATCGCATTATTAACATTAGACATTTTGTTTACTTTCTAAAAGTTTCTCAATTATGATTTCATCATTGATAGATAATGATGTGTACTTCAACCAATCTGGTTTAATTTGTTTCACCTCAACCAGTTTTGAATATTCTTCATTCATAATAATGTTAAATTTATCATTGATAATGTTTAAAGCTTCCGCATCACCATTAACAGCAGTGGTTTCTTCTTGGTGGATAGATATTAGCTCTCTAAATTTACTAGAAATTGGTTCAATTTTAACATTATAATCTAGTAAAAATACTTTGATTTCTATTCTATCCTCAAATATTGGTTTTGACTTCTTTAATTCTTCAATAAATGGGATTAAAAATTCTAATTCTCTTATTGTAAATAACATTTTATTCTCCTCTATTATTTATCTATCTATCTTCAGTTAACAGCATTTTGTATTTGTCACCAAATACTGCAATATATACATCTCGCTCTTTTCTATCATCAAAACATATTCTAGTTAGTTTAAAGTCGTCATTCCTATAAATAGCACAATATACATTTGTTAACCCTGTGTTTATTTCAATATCATATTTTGGGTTACTGTAGTGTTGATATAATTGAAATAATATAGTAACTAAAATGCTTAGCAATGCCCCCAATACGAAAGCCATTGATGATACTACTTTTCTCATATTATTATATTCCTTAGATAAGCTTAGATAAGATATTTTTTAATTTGCACCTCGAATTATAAATCATACAAGATTTTTAGTCAAGTAATTTTTTAAATATTTTATTACAAAATACCAGCCCCACTGAGGGATGTGAACACACTAGCTACAGAGCCTAAGCTTACCTGCTTAGGAGGTTTACTTGAGAATCTGATATACACATCTCCATATGTCTTATTGATACTAGCCCCTGTGAAACTAGTCGTGAACACCATATTTTCGTATTGTGTATAAATTAACGCACCTAGGCTAATAATTATCCCAGTCCCTGAATATGCAATGCCTTTTGTTTCTTGTTTTTGCAGTATTTCTCTAACTGCAACAAGACCGCTACTAGCAACATTGAAAGTACATGAACCTTGGATTAAAGTTGGTTTTTGATAACTGAATATTTGTCTGTTGATACTTTGCACTTGCACTGTGGATATAGGTGGTTCATCCAAATTAAAAAAATTCTCTATTCCTGTGCCTGTTGATAATACCAGTGGTTTAACTAATCCTGTATATTTGTCTGGTTGCCAAATCGCAATTGTGTTGTATGTGGTTTTTTGCAATAACATAAATAATACTCTTTAAATAACTACCGTTCATTTAAACTTACTCAAAACTACTCAATATTGATAAATATTAAGCATATTTTGATGTTAAATTTCTGCTTCAACATACCGTATCTAGTTGATATTATTGCTAATACCAACCCCAACAGAGTATACTCCACAGACTTTCACACTAGTGTGTGTCACGGTGGAACTCACCGCTAATTTCATTAAATTTTTCGCAGCATTTTCATCTCTATCATGAATAACTTTACAGTTAGGGCATTCCCATATTCTGTCTTTTAAAGTCATATCTTGATAATGATAATTACAATTATTTGTGCTACAAATCTTACTTGATGCAAACCATCTATTTGCTATCGTTAATTTTTTATTACGTAGTTTTAATTTTTGCTCTAACCGATTTCTAAAATTATAAAATCCCATATCTAAGATTGATTTTGATAATCTTCGGTTTTTACTCATACCTCTTACATTTAAGTTTTCTAATACAATATGAGTAAATTCGTTCGATAATTCTGTTGTAGATTTTTCTATTACATCAGTTCTTATATTACCCACACGAACATGTAATTTTGCAAGTTTTAATCTGGCTTTTCTCCGATTATTTGAGCCTTTTACTTTTCGATTTAGCGATTTACTCAATCGTTTCACTCGGCTTAATAGCAATTTATATGGTTTTTTGGCTATGATTTTTTTGATTGTGTTATCATCGCTCACAACTGTTGCAAATGTATTAATACCTAAATCAACTCCAGCGGTTTTTTTATTATTCTGATTATTCTCTAATTTTATTTCATTAGACTCAATTTCTACAGTTATACTTGCAAACCACTTATCCGCAACTCTTGATACTGTTGCAGATAATATTTTGCCTTTAAACCTTAGCGTCTCTCTCATCTTTACCCAACCAAGCTTGGGTATTCTAATATAATTATCTTTTACATCAAATTGGTCATTACTTATATGAAATCTATCGTGTACACCTTTTTTTCGCGACTTTGGATATTTGCTTTGCTTATTGAAAAATCTTGTAAATGCATTCTGTAAATCATTCTTTATCGCTAATTGTACTGCACATTTAGTAACCTCTAGCATATATGGAAATTCAGTCTTCTTTATTGCATTTAATTGTTTGCGTAGTATACCTTCATTAACTTTTTGGTTAGCAGAATAAAGCTCTTGCCATTTATTTAAGCCCCAATTATACGCAACTCTTGCAACTCCACATGATTTAGCAAAGTATGTCGATTGTTTGTTATTAGTAACTAATTCAATCTTATGTGATAGTGTTTGCATCTTCTACAACCTTTTTTACACCATCGATTATCTTTTGATTCTTTCTTGACCTACTACCATACAACCTAGCACTGAATACCGTAATAATCTCTAGTACATCTTTGGCTAAGTCTTCCTCAAAACTCACATCTTCGCCTTTATTTATTATCACAACTTCAACATCTTTAGCTTGACATATCGCAAATACTAACTCAGCACCAAATCTCAATAACCTATCCTTATGAGTTATTACAAGCCTACTAATTTCACCAGTTAATATCCTATTTAATAATTTGGTTAAACCTTTTTTGTAGTAATTCATTCCAGAACCCAAATCAGAAATTACCTCAAAACTCCAGCCCTGAGATGCACAATACATCTCTAACACTTGTTTTTGTCTTTCTAAATCTGGTTTTTGGTCATGGCTTGATACTCTCGCGTATGCAATTGTGGTTTTACTTATATCATTTAGCTTATGAAATAATTCTGGTTTTAGTTTCGATAAATCATAACGCCGATGACCACCTTTTGTTCGTTCAGGAATTAACTTACCACTTTGTTCCCATCTACGTAAGGTAATTGTTGATACACCAAGTATATTTGATGCTTCTCTTATATCTATTAATTTATTTGCCATTATGACGCTATTATAACACAATTACGCAATACAAATATTATTCTTTTTGATTATTCTTGTATAATTTTAATTAAGATTATCATTTGCTGTTACAAACCCTGAACGTCCAGTTATTAAGACATTAGTGCTATCTTTATATGTACCAGCTGAATGCTCGTGAGTAGCAAAATCCTTACCACCTATTGTTGCACTAGCACATGTTAAGCTACCAGAAATTACCACATTACCTGATAAGTTTATTGTCGGTGCAGTTACTGTTGCTTGTGTGGTTGCTGTTACACTTGCGGTTTGGCAATTAGTCGTTAAATTACCACTTGCTGTTATAGTTGCATTATTGCAAGTAGTCGTTACATCACCAGTAGTAGACACACTTACAGGTTGACTACCACTACATTTAATTTCTACACCACCAGCATCTGTGATTTTAACATATGTAGTAGGTAATGAATTATACATTTTAAACAACACAATCGCGTCGGCTAAATTAAATTTACGATTACTATTCGGTTGTAAATATGTCCAATTCTTTTTAATACTGCTGATATCACGTTGCACCACCCCTACTAGTACCACATCATTAGGTTTATACTCTATTATTATCCCAGCGTTTCCACCCATTAATTGAGCGATTGGCACATTTGGGATAATGGGGGGATTAGGTGCAGGTATATCATTAATTGGTTTAGATAAAACAATAGGCTCTATAGTAGCTAATAGGCCATTTACAGATACTATTTTAGCTGGAATAATCGTATTTACATTCAGCAGGATGTTATTAATACAGTATTCTATGTAATTAGTTTCATCCATTAAATTAGGATTTACATTAGTAAAAATTCCACTGTTATTCACAATCCACCTCCTACAGGGTTTTGAGGTTTAACTAATACTAATGTGCTTTCCCATAATTCATCATTAGTTTGTAATACTGACTGTATTTGCCAAACATAGTATTTACCAGATAGTGACGCATAATAAGATGACAACGTTACAGCATCATTTACATGTCTTTTATCGTTAAAAAATTCTTTCACTATTATACCACGTGGAATAGCCGTAGGGTATCCTAACAATCCGTTTTCAACACTTAAATTGGTAGTATAATCTGCATTACCGCCGTATCCTATTCTCGAAAATGAATAAATCTGCATCTTATTGTCATCATAACTCGTCATAAAGAACTGCATGTTGTAATCATGACATAATTGAGTTATTTGCTGTAGAAAACTGCCACTATAAATACCATCTATTATTACAGGGTCTGGGTATACAGTGCCTAGTTTTACATTAAGTCCATCATTTTGAGCCTGTATAAAAATATTCTTTAAAAATGCACTAAAAGTTGTCTGATTTTGAACAACGCTTACTTGACGCATAGTATATACTGATTGAGCAAATGCACCAGCTTGGATTGTAAAAGGTCTATTCGGATTGTTAAAATCAGCGGAGGCAGTTAGAATTAACCCCATAAACACCAAACTTAATACATTATCTATTCTATCTTTTACATCTTGAGTTGTTTTATAGGTAAATCCCCCTGCGGTGAAATCTAAGTAACCAGCATAGATTTCAACCTGATTGTAATATTGTAAAAAATCCGGATTAAATTTAGTTGCAGATTCGATATCATCTTTCAGCATTCCATAAATTGTCACAGTTGCAGTATTACCCTGTGAGGCAGGTAGCCGTTGTATATTAGCCTCCATATGCAAAAAATTAGGTAATGAGCATCCGTACATAACTTTTTGGTTTAACCCATTAGAAAATGTATTTTTTTGCAATGTTAGTATAACTTTCATCGCTCTAACACGCATTGTTTCTAATTGTGGTATGTTATTTACCATTATGCGTACTGTCCATTTAAATTAACCGCTCTTGATAAATAGGGATTGCTTTGTCTTAACGCTTGTGAGAACTCCTTAGGGTTATCAGCATTAACATTCATGGTGCCTATGGTGGTTGTAGCATTAGTATTAGATACTTTACTATTATTGATTGTATTATTCACGCTAGGACTTTGTCCTGCATGAGGAATACCAGATAAACCCTCAACAGGTAAATACTTATTTAACATACCCTCATTGCCGTGAATTGCTTGTGCTTCTAATTTCTTACCATAAAAGCCATAGGCTTGTTGATAAGTCATTGGCTTACCTGTTCTGCGTATAGTATCTATATACTTAGAATATGCGGTTTCTCCTAAATGGTGATAAGCCATATACTGCTGTGCATTTATATCTATATTTTTATTTTTTGCTATTTTTTCAAATTTATTAATTAATTTCTTAAACGCTCTACTTTCACCATCTTGACCTCTAGTTTCTCCTAAATCACTTAATGTTTTATCTGTAAAACCAAATAAACCAGATGCTGAACTCTTCGGATTTTTGAGCATTGTACCATTACCACTTTCTTGCCTTATCACCTGTTGCATTATATCAACTTCTTTAGGGGTCATACCCATTGCTTTAGCTTTATCTGTAATCTGACCTAAACCTAATGCATTAACCCCCTTATCAAATACCGTTTTACCTATATCTTTAACCCCAACAATTGACGATAAGGATTGTGCTATACTGTCTAACGGACTCTGAATGTGCTGTAATGAACTATCTATACTCTGAATAACCCGATATCTAACTTTATCTATTTCAGCACCAGCTTCAGTCTGAGTTACAAACCCTTTTCTTGCTCCACGTACTTCTGCTTGAGTAACTACTAAATTATTCTTTTGTTTTGCTAATTCTTTTGCAAAATCTGGATTATTACGCATTGCAAATACTTGCTGTTTTGATAATCCTATCGCACCACCCAAAGCATATGCAGACATTAAATTCATCTTTTTAAATGAACGACCAACTTCTAAGAGGATATCCTCAGTATTCTTTAATTCTCCATTGTTTTTTTGTATATTTACGCCCATAACTGCAAATGCACTAGCTACTTGTAAGCTAGGGTTTATCATCTGCTGTAACAATCTATCTTGTATACTACCTAACGCATTATCTGCATCTTGTGCTTCAAGCCCTATTGCCTTAAATGAAGTTTCCCAAGCCTTTAATGAATTAGTGCTCATCCCAAATATTTGTGCTTTGTTATTTAATACAACTAATTCTTTGTTTAAGTCATATACCCAATTAACTGAACCTTTTATAGCACTAAAAGCACCTTTAATTAGTGCTATACCTGCAAATATTTTACCTACTGCAAATGCACTTTCTAGTGAATTTCCAATTCCTTCAATTTCTTTTTTTAGACTTTTTATTTCTTTCTGAGCATCATCGGTTTTGAGGTTTACTTCTTTTGGTTTATCAGCTAAAGTCCCCAATTCTTTTAGTTGTTTAATTGCCTCAGCTGGAGCTATACCTTTGTTACGCAACTCCATGTACAAATCAATAACGAATTTATTATTAGCCATTATACAAAACTCACTATAACATCATCAATAGCTAATGTAGGTATCAAATATGCATCTAATTGTATTGATGGGGCAGGAGTACCACTAACTTTAAGTTCTATTGTTAAATCTTGATAATTACTACCAGATGGAACATTTAATAGGGATGGTGTAAATCTGGATACATTAATTAATTCATATAGTCCTACGGAAGACAAATTAGGTAAAGAAATGTCTTCACCGTTAAAATTATTTACTATGGCTTGTTGAATATTTGCTGTAAAATCACTTGGATATGTACCTATAGGGTAAGATATATTCACCTGTAAAGCCGTTGGGATAGGAATTATAAATTCAGCTACAAATTCCGAACCAGATATATGGTCTGTGTATGTATATGTAGTATTCCCATTTTGATTTACTCCGGGACATTTTTTATTAAAAATAATTTGTGCAACGGTGGGGTATTTATCTGTAGTTGTAACAACAATTACTGCAATTGAATGTGCTACCATTGTTATTCCTGCTTTTGAAATTGGTGTAGCTGAATTGTTTTCAAACACTAATACGTAATTATTCGGTAAACTTAAACCTTGTACTAAATTTGAATAAATACTTCCTATACTAGCACTTCCGTAGTTGTTTAGTAGTGCGGTTCTGCTAGCACGTAAACTAGCATCAGTTTGCAATGAATTTCCAATTATTCCATCTTCTTGATTGTTAACACTATCCCACCCATAAACTTGGTTAATTATCTTATTTACTGAACCCACTGTAACTGGTATAGGACCACTGTTTATCGCAATAAATGTTCCATCGATAGTACCACCACTACCAATAGTAATTTGATTTAATAGTGAGAAGTTATCCCCATTAGTACTTTGGATTATTGTACCAGTTGGGATTACTACACCAGAGCTACCATAACAAGTACACGTAACACTAGAGAACGTGGCCTGTAACCTTTGGATACCACATAACGCACATAGACTATCTAACCATGCTGTAGTAGCAATATCTGGATTATATAAACCCGACGTTAGTGTTACCATAAAGTTTTGGTTTTGTTGTGCCATTTGAGCAAGTTGATTTATAAACTGGCCATTCGGTGAAGATACATTTAAATTTACCTTATCACCAAATACATTAATAAAAATATTATTAATATCAGTTATAATTTCATCTAACGTTTCTGCTTGATAACCATTGTCATTAAATGGCATAATCTACTCCTAAACTGTTATTGTAGGGATATTGTATGATAACCCGTCTATGGCTTGTATGTTTATATTAATAGTTAACTGCCTACTGTCTAATACATCAAAATTAATATAGTTTATATTTTTAACCCCACTAACTCCCTTAATAGCTTGAGTTATACTTGCTTTAATTTGATTACCTACTGGGCTATCTGTAGTTAAATATTTCTGCCAGTTAATCCCAATGTTGGTATCAAATACCCAATCACCTTTAGTTAACAATACAGCATGATAACAATTTTCTACTGTGTCATCTAATTGATTGTCTGAATAAGCTATATTCCCATCTTTATCTAAATATAAATCATTCCACACTGGAGCAGAGTCTCCATTATAATTTACTTTAAATCCACTCATTTTATATTTTCCAATTCATTTAAATTATCTATATAATAAAGAAATACAGTAACTCCTATATTTTCTAAGGTTGGGTCTATATTACCAGTTTTGTTATATGCAACAATATAACCACTGAATGTTGTAGGGTACACATTAATTGGTGTTTTATCTACTACTGGTTTACTTGTTACTATTTCTACATTATTGACAAAAATATTAGCATAAAATCTTGGATTACAATAATAATTGATATACTCTTGTTGGTTTTCTGGATTTTTACTATATCCCACCCAAAACAAATTAAGTGTTATATTTTGATAATTAGCTGTAAAATTAGTTATCTGATTTGGATAATTTGGCTTAATCGATATTTGTTGTATCATAATATTATCCTTGGTTTTGGCACAATTTCATCAATGAATACTTGTGCAGTTGTTAAATCTTGATGAGTAAATATTTCAAATCTTAAAGTATATCTAAATAAATATTTAGCCTTGTCCCCTAAATCTGTATTATTTACCACTTCCTCTATTACCCCTAAAGACATGCTGTTGTAATTATCAATTAAATATTCTGAGGCATTACTAGTTAAGTATTGATGAAATATGTTACTTGCATCACTAGAATTGTACTCATAGTCCGAATAGAAATCAACCTGCATATGGTTAACATATAGTATATGGTTAGTTTTATTGTTATTATCACTGTCATATACGTTATATCCAATTACACTAGTTTTTTTACTATGCGTGCATAAAAATGAAATAAAATCTCCACCAGTTGGGGGCTGGAACCCTTGTTTTATATTACTCGATAAAAATATAGACTGGTCTACACTCTGTAATATGAGAGAACGAACGGCTGTATACAATTCTTTTCTAGTAGACATTAGACACCTAATGTATCAGTTTGTTGTGCGATAACTTCCATCCATGTAGTTAAGAAATCGTTAGGTATCATTAATACACGATAATACAATGAGTTTACTCCATCGTTATACAAAAAGAAGTCCCCAGTACTACTAACATTTCTATCAACTGTTTTTATATTATCAGTTAATACAAAAAATCGTTTATATATTCTCCCAAATTCTAAGTTTAATTTAAACATAGTATCTTGACTAACTGGTTGTATTCTAGCTTGTAATTGGTATTGTGTATATGTTTGTGTTGACATTCCATCATCATCTACCGTTTCACCATTACTACTATACCATGTAATAGATTGTAACGGATTAGTTGCATTTAATCCACAGTTTTGGATTATCTTTCCTAATTGTAAAGACACAAACCTACTCATTTTTTTCAACCTTTCCCTCAATATTACGCACAAATTCGCCAGTTGCAAACAATGGTAACGTCCCGCCAATTCCTTTAATTTTTCTAATGTGTAAAGTCATACCCGCTAATGATTTTAAGTTGTTATTCATGATGCTATATTTGTAATCTTGTTGCATTGTCATTGCCATTATTTCACATGCCTGTTCTACCTTGATGTTTGGTCTATCTAACAATGTATTTAATTCTCTACGCCATTTATCTATGTATTTATCAATAGTAGTTTGTCTGTGAGGACGAGGTGGTATTACTATCTGTGTTTTTGACTTGGGTAAAAATATACCGTAGTTTTTCATCAAAAACCCTCTCATCTTATCAGTTACTTTAACAAATGCTCCATATTCATGTACATTAGCTAACATAACAAAAAAGTCTGTATACCAGCCTGCCTCAATGCGATAATTATTATCTTTCACTATTTTATCAAGCTCTTTTTTTAACTTTTTTAACACTTTGTCAATATTATCAGCATTTCTTGGCATTTTAAATTACTCTACTATATTTCTATATTTGCACCCACCCAATTGCCCCTGAGCCATTCATACTATTAGATAAATACGGCTGTTGCCCATCACTAATATAGTGTCCACCACTTAAATACTCTTGTGCTACTAACATAATCTTTTGACCATATACAGTTTGCTCCCAATACTGCGACCATGTAGGCATTTTCATATCAAAATTAGCACTTTCACTACCTTGAGTTACACTCGATAATCTACCAGTTAAACCTAATGTTTCACATGTTAATATATGTGCCAAAGTAACACACAACCAATAATATTGAATATTATCATCAGTAAATAATGAACTGACAATCTGTCCCATTATTTTAGCTTCGTATATGAACGTGTTAGTTAATTTATCATCGCTAATCTGGTCAAATTGAGGATAATCTGTTTTAAATGTAGTGGGGTTAAATTCTGTTGTCATGGTAATATTTTCCCCATCCCGTAAATACTTATTCCCCCCGTCCATTTACCTGTCATTATACTAACTATACCATTTAATGCACAACAACTTATATGTGCATCACCCCCAATAATTGCTCCTCGCCCAGTTAATGTACCTTTATTTGTTAATACTGCATTGTCGCATACTACACCGTTAATATCTACGTACGAACCATTTGATACAACTGCGTTATCACATATTATAGAATATATCCATTGCCCCGGTGGTGGGTATGGGTCAAACGTGCAAGAACACCAAGCTGTATCATTTTGAGGTAAATTATCTTCTTTTTCTATATAGCCACCTTTATCTCCAACTTGCATAGTAACTCCATGGGGATTCTTAAATGGAGTTACTACTACAACTCGATAAAGTGTTTTTCCTTTGTATTGAATAGTATCATTTTCATCTAATTTGTATCTTTTTACTGTCATTTTAAATCTCCATTGTATAGTAACATTTACAATTTATCAATTGTGCAGGGTAGATATATTCTCCATCAATTTTACAGCCTTTATTTAACTTGAATGATTTTCCATTGGCTTCAATGTGTGATGGTCTTCCATGGGTCTTATAAACCTTTTCAGATGGATGTCTCCATGTTCCACGCTCTATACCTAAATCTAATGCCTTATTGATATTAATGATATTAGTTGCATAATGCAATTGATTGTATGCGATATTCTTAATTCTTTTCTCATCGTATATTTTAACACTTTTCAGCTCGGTTTTGAAATATTCTATCCCTTTTTTTTCAACAACAGTTTTGTATGCACTTTCTTCTATTCGTATATACTGATAATCACATAGGCCTCTTATTTTTTGTACTTGCTGTGAAATTAATTCATAGCTATTTTTCGTTAATTTATTATTTTTAATTTGTGGTGGAATAGGTTTACTAGCCTCTATATATGCTTTACGTAATCCTGCATTAACTTGCGTATTCACCTTAGTCACCATATTTGTAGCTATTTCTGTTGCTTTATCGTAGTACAAGCCACTGTTGTGTAAGATAAACTCGGTTTTTATTATATTAATATTCCCAGTTGCGATAAATTTGTTAATGATATCATTGTTAAGAAAATTAAAATATGATTTTATTAATTTCTTAATCTCTTGATAATAAGTTTCTGCTATTCCTATGTTGTAAGTTTCATCGTATGTGGTCTGATTCTTGCTCGGTTTCATAATCTTCCTCACTGAAATCGTAGTTCTCTAATCCTAAATCTAAATCCTGTGTCAACATATCCATCATTTTTACAGGGTCAGCCATCCCACTATTTACTAAATCAATTGACCGTTTAATGGTTTCAGTCTTAAGCTGTGATTGTATACTTTCATTTAATTCCCCAAGCGGTATAAAATCAAAATGCAATTCTTCATCTATTTCACCGAATAAATCTAATTGTATAATTTTAAGACTATAATCCAAAATAGGTCTTAATTTACTTTCTTGTAGACTATGGATTAACTCATTAAATTGGTTAGCGTCATACTCTCCTGTTGCATTCATACCCCTAGGAGCTTGACCAAACAACTTACTTACACTTATTCTTGTGAATAAAGATAATAACTCCGCTTGTTGTTGTAGAATGTCAACTAATCCAGCAGTGTTAATCTGAATTTGTGCGAACTCTTCTTCTTTATCTAAAGCAAATACCCCGAAGTTATTCCTATTTGCATTAAAAGCCATTAGACGACCCTTAACGTTACCTGCTAAGGTTGTGGTAGGTGAGTACGCATCATGTCCTTTTAATGCGGATAAATCAGTTTTAAGTATAGAAGTGTTAAATCTACTTACCACTTTTACTATTTCTTTTTTAGTATTGATAAAATCTAGAATATATGGCAATAGTTGTTGAATTAACGGCATACCCCCAAATAAATACATCGGAGATATTAAGTTTACAGGTTCAATATACATGAACCTTTTCATCCTCGAGGCATGTAATCTTTCGCCGAATACAACATAATATTCAGGTTTGTAAAAATTAGGCTTTCTAGGGTTTATCATGTTAAACTCAATAGGAACTACCCAAGTTGGCTCAATTATATAAATATCCTCTAAACTACCTTTTTTTATCTTAGCGTTGGATAATATCAATTCTTCAGATAAATCATCTTCATCACCTTTGAATTTAGGACTAATATATGCCGTACCTAACAATATAGATTTATATATCATATTATTCATTTTGTTTTTTAAATCAAAACGTTTAATGTGTTCCTCTAATTGTTTTATCTTTTCGCCTTTGTTTTTGTCCTTCGTCGTGAATTTAATCCACTTCTCAGTCATTGTATCTGCAAAAATTGTACAAATGTTATTCACTATACAGTTTTGTTGTAGTAAAGATAACTCACCCCATCCTAAAAACACATTATCTAAAGCTAAACTATTAATTTGATTGATATTGACTGTTCCAGTACCCATGTAACCAGCACCAGCAGGCATTACACTGTCACATATAAATCCTGCGTCACGCATTGCCTCTTTACTATCTATCAATCCTTTTTGCGTGATAACCTTTGGAAACTTAATATTGTATGTTTTGTTCTTAGGAGCATTATCAATGCCTAGCATCCGCCACATTTCGCCTATGTTTGTAGTAGTTTTTATTTGTTTTGTCATTAGTCTATTACCCATGTTACAGTATAGTTAATTCCAGCAGGTGCCGGTAGGATTTTACTATATGTAAACAATACTACCTCCCAACCCTGCAACTCATAATTAAAATGGTAATTAAATGTCATGTCACCCTCTGTGATTATACATTTATACGAAGGGTTTTGTTGTTTAGCGTAAAATGTTATTATACTCGCACATGCACCTAATGTGCAATCTATTATGTAACTGTAGTAAGTTATTTGTAGTAACGACCGATATGCATAATCAGGTAATGATAATCCTGACCCTGTTAAACTAAAGAAATTACCATGTTGAAAATTCTGAGGGTATCCAGTATCTGGTGGGATAGGAGTTACTCCGTTATCAAATCCAAAAACTTTACTATAATTGTAGTAATTTACTTGTCTAGTCCTGTTGAGAATTTTTCCCCAATTATCAAGTCCTTGTGTTGTACATGTTGTTAAGTCAAAATAAGCTGTAAAAAATTGGTCTATAGGTATTGTTATATAATCCGTTAATTGTCTCAATAACTTTTTAAAATTTGGTGCATTTTGATATTGCACATACATTTCTACAGGTAGAAAGTTTTGTGTATTAGCCATTATCTTTATCCACTAAACTTAATTCTTTAGTCTCGGTATCATAATGCAAATCTTTACCATCTTTGAAGCCTTGCAGGTATGTCTGTGCATCTTCATCTGATAACGCAATACGCCACAATGTGCCGTCTTCCCATGTTAATGGCTCTTGATTATGACTATACAATATACCACATTGCCATGTGGTATTATTTAGTTTGTTTCCTAATACTGCATAATGTATCATTTTAAATGGTATAGGTTGTGGAATATTTGGTATTTGATTGTTCATATTTTATCCTTATTATGCTATACTACTACATCTAAAGCTACAGATAAATTTTGCAAATGAAATTGTTTCTGCTGGAGAATGATTATTTGTATATCCCCATGTGATATTTATGGAAGCAACACCAACCGCATCAGTCACATATCCAAATATTTGACTTCCGTATAAAATTGAATATGCAGTTGAAGAGGGGGACCATGAAACTGTTCCGTTGGGAGAAGGAGCGCCTAATATATTACTAATACCAAAAATTGCATTTAAATCTATGGTGTTCACAAAATAAATCATATTTCTTATTGCTTGAGGATTGCTAGAATTCCAAATTCCAGATATAGTTACGTTCCATACTCCTGCATTATTATCCCGAATTGCACTCATTTGCATTTGCTGCTGCCCACCTGCACCACCGGTATAAGTTTTTGTTTTTATAGTATTATATAAATCCCCCAGCGTCGCAATTGATGATGTTGTTGTAGCTAATGTGGATAAATCACCTTGTACCGTTGGTCTTTTTCCTTGGTATAATTGAATACCTGAATCAAGAATAAAAGAGGGGGTTTGTTGTGAGAATATACTCCAATATGAACTTATATCACCTGTTGATTCATCAATATATGTATTGTTTGTAGCCAATCGATTATCGGAGGTTACTAATTGCAATGAAAAATTTGGATATGGATTCCCCGCATATTCATTCCAGCTCATATTATACATTGCAGATGCATTCCCTGAGGTGATACTATAAGAAGTTCTCATTAAACCATTCATCGAATTACCAGTGAATAATTGGTCTTGAGCTAACTCAGTTTTGTATGCGGAGTTTACTGTGCTTATACAGGTGCTTGTTAAGGCATTAGTTGAATTATTAACAATAGAAGGAGTAGCTGTTACTGTAGCCCAATTTACACCATCATTAATAAAACTTGGGGTAGTAACAAAATTGGCTGTATTGCTATTTATTAGTGAACGTTGATAAGTCTTATTGCTCTCACACCATAGGATAGCACCCAACGGGTAACCACCAGCAGTTGCAATACTATTGTCAAAAGTGTATTGTCCACCAACATTTAACCATCGCAATATTGAGCTATAGAGCCTAAATATACCATTTGTCTCTGCTCGACTAATAGGAGTACCCGAATTATCTAATGGTGTAGCTTGAGATATCGGATATCCATTTTCTTGTGATACCGCATTAATGTTAGGATTAACCACGGGGGGGATTATGTAATCAATATTAACAGTTCCACTATTACAGAATATTTCAGTGATTATTTCAGGTGGGGTAAACGCCATTCCTATGTCCTCAAAATTTTTTATTTATTATATCACAAATTATGTTTTGTTTGTGAATTAAATTCTAAAATAACACTCACATAACATTATTGTTGGTTTACTTTTTTTCATCACTTTTGTGTGATTTAAAGAAATATATGACCGCAATCAATCCACTACCACTAAAAATAAAGTTAGATAATTGGGATAAAAATTGTTGATGATTAATTAAATTAGTTATGAGTACTTTTAAGATATCTAAAAATAACCATTTTATGCATAAATAGATATCGTGTTTTATGGTATATAAAAAAATTGTGATTATTAATATAATAATGGCATATACAGTGTATTTATTACATATATGATTACACCAAAATGAAATTAACTTATCTGTCATTTTGTTTATCCTGTAAATTTTTCTTTATCCATTCAATGTCACTATCAGTGCGTTGAACATCTTTAGTAATCTGATAAATTATTTCTTTATCAGATGTAACAGTGGTTTCTATACGGTCTACCGATTTCTGCAAATCTTTAACCGCACCTTTAATTTCTATTATCTGAGTAGTCATATTGTCTACTCTATCAATAGTTTTTGATACCATCTGCTTTAGCCATGCAACTATAGACACGAGACCACCTGCACTAAAAATAATTATAATCCACTCGTGCGTATTAAACATCTTAAATACCAAATAAAAAACCTTTTAGTTTCATAAAATCATACATAACATTTAATTCCTGTTGTAGATTACCTATATAGTTAAAAACTATAGTGCTACCAATGTATAATAATGTTAATATGTCAATAGCAGTGTATCCATATTTTTCAATTGGTGTATAACCTGGATTATTCCAATCTTGAGTTGTAAAATAAATATACCACGCTAATAAAATATAAGCTACTATATAGTATATAGTATTTTGTGTACATTCATTCATCATATTAGTTGCAATAAATCCTATACTTAACAGATTAATTATTTCACCAGTTATTTTTAATTGTAGTGGTAATGTCTTATCTGTTGCGACTAAATACAAACTAATAAAATACCAAATTAATAAACCAAATTGTAAAAATGCTGACATAGTTAAGTTCCTTTTTAAAATAATCTAAACCATATCAAACTGCTAGCTTGATATACAAATGAACAACCAATACCTGCACTTAATGGAGTTAGTGCATTTTGTATAGTTTGCCCAGTATTACCATTTAATGTTAATGCAACAATAATTTGTGTTATATCTTATCTACAATAGCTCCTGTTGATATTGCATAATCAATATTATCTTGACTCATTATAATGCCTGTAATATTTGCACCATAAAAATTAGACCTCGTAATATCACAATTTGTAAAATCAGCCCCACGTAAATTTGCATTTTGTAAAAAAGCACATTGACATATTGAATTAGACAAATTACTGTTTGATAAATTAAGATTTGCACCTTTTATAAATGAAAAATTTACCTCATGAATATCTAAATTAGATAAATCTAAATTCTGTAAATCTTGACCATAAAAATATCTGACTCCATTATTATAATTAGTAATAAATTCTTCTCTTGTCATGGTAACTCCTTAAAAATAATATTCTGTAATAATTACAATTCCATTAGTACCAGCTATACCATTTGCTACACCACCATTACTTGCGGAAGCCCCACCTGCACCCGCACCAAATCCAGTACCACTAATACCACCAGTACCAATACCAGGGTAATCAGAGCCAGAACGCCCACCAATGCCTAATGCAGAGCTACCGCCGTTTGGAATAATCACGATAGCATTACTAACAGCTCCTAACGCTATATATAAAGCACGTTGCACACCTCCTCCTGCCATTGCGAGTATTGTTGTACCTCCAGTTTGAGTTCCAGCCGTGCCACCCGATGCTACTCCAGTACCACCAGTAGTATTAGCTGTAATATTAACACTAATACAAGTAGTCCCAGCACTACCCCCACCCGCACTACATAATGTACCAACTAATGAGGTTCCACCAGCAGATCCTATCGCAGATATACCAACCGCTACAGGTTGAGGTAGAGACTGTGATGGAAATAAGGCTTTAATATAACCACCTCCGCCTCCAGAATTAGAGAATGCGATACCGCCAATTACTGAAGAAGCATTAGAAGAACCACCACCAGCACCACAGCACTCAATGATTACATAAGAGGCGTTGGCATCTGGTGTCCATATACCGTTTGCAGTAAATATTGTTATTTTTGGTTGTTTATATATTGCATTTACTTTACCATTTGAAGTGAATCTTATTAAACCTGTGCCAGCATTAATATTGACAGCAGTATTTGCAGTTGTGTTACCCACTGTTACAGTTTTAGCATTTGTGCCATTCCCAATATTTACAGCACCAGTAGTACCACTATCTAAATTTAATGCATTTGTTGTATTGCTATTGACAGTTAATGCACCTGTAGACAATACATTAAGTGTATATATTGCTCCAGCAAAGGTAGCTGATTGGTCTTGTCCTAATGTTAATGCTGTAGTTAAAGTTGTACTACCGTTTGGAACTGTTTGAAATAATAAATTACTTCCCAATGTACTTGCTGTCCATGTCTGCGTGGCTTGTGCCACTATATTAGCACCAATACCTATACCGTGACTAGTATTGTAAGCTCCCCCGAATTGTAAATTACCTAAAGTGTAACCACTAGTTAAAGCTACTGAACTATCTTGTAAAGCTTGAAATAATCCACCGGTTGTAGTTGATACCGCACCATTATTAGTTGCTGTTAATGAAGCATTACCTTGCGTTGCAGTAGTTATTGCGACTGTGCCAGTTAAATCAGGATTATTAATTGGAGCTTTATCATTAAATGTAGTCCAATCCGTATTACTTAAATATCCAGACTCGGAGGTAGTAGCTTGTTTAACCTCAATACTTACATTATTTAATACGCTATTACTACCGCTTGTTATAGTTAACACACTACTGGTTGCCTCAGTTAAATCACCAGAGGCATTATTTACCCAATTTGTACCATTATACCCCAACCAATTATTATTAGCTGGTGATGTTAAAGATACGTTAGATATGTCACCTAATGCTAAACTTACATCACTAGAAGATGTTAATTGACCTTGTGTATTTACAGTAAATAATGCTTTACCATTTAATGTGTAACTACCAGATGTTACAGTAGTATCTGCAATACTGAAAATGCTACCTGTTAATAATAAACCAGTACCAGCTTGATATAATCCTTGTTCCACAGGTGTAGACCAATTAACAGCTGTAGGTGTAACATTACCAGAGCTTGGTGTGATATTAACTAAATATACATAATCAGTTGCATTTATTCCTTTATTTATAGAAACCCATGCACCTAATAATTGATTAACCGTTAAACTATCACTTGCAACCGTCCAAGCACCTGAATGCACATTATAAACTAAATTTTGGGCAGTATCCGTTTGTCCTGTACATATTACTCTATCCCCATCTATACAGGTATATCCACCCTGAGTTGGTAATCCTGATAAAGTTTGATTCGTTGTAAATAACAACGTTACTGGTTGTAATCCCTTACTAGAATTAACAAGGCTAGTAACAAAATTATATATTTCTTGATTGTTCGTAAGTTGTACACTTGATGGTGTAGTAAATGGGTCAGTGATATTAATAGAATAACCACTATCTATAGACTGTCCATCTACATTTGTAAATAACAAATTATTCGCTATCGGTAAACTTACTAAATTTTGTTTTGCATTTAATGCGTTTTGTAAATCTGTTTGATTAGATAATGTACCGGTGATACCGCCCCATATTGTTGTTGTATCATTGTTAAATTCTTGATATATCGTACCATTCCAAAAGTATGCTACTCCAGTATCTAATGCTATGTAAATAATGTTAGATTGTCCCGTAACTGGGAAGTCAGCAAATGTTGGATATGTAAATACACTACTGCTTCCAAAATTACCAAAATGGTTGCCCCAAGACATAATTTTATCTTTCTTAATCATTTAATACTGCGGTGACAATTGCATCACTACTTGCTGTATTCTGTACCTTAAATCTTATCCACAACCCATTTAAGCTAAGACCATTTATCACTCCATCTGCTGTAATAGTTTGTATTTCTATGTAATCAGTATCAAGTAATGTAACTTGTTCGTTAGGTGGGGTGGGTATGAATGCTCCTTCTATAGTCACGCTTAATGTTGTACTAGAGCCTTTAATAAAAATTGCTTGAATTGGATTTACAATTAAAGGATAAGGGCTATTAGTAAGCCCAATGTAAACTGCGGGACTATAAAAAGTACTATTAGCTAATATAACTTGATTATACAATGCTAACATGATGTACCTTTCAAATAATGTTGTTAAATAAGTTGCTTGGGGATATTTTGCTGTTTCAAAGTACTGTCGGTACCAAGTTCTGATATTCCTCGAGGAGTATCTTTCAATATCGCTTTTGCTTCAACTGTAGATTTTGCACTATAAATTAACCCATTTGATAGCAATGGGTCTGCACTGCCACGCTCTGCAATAATAGCATCCCAAATATCTTTATCTACAATAGTCTCTGATATTTCATTGATATAAATAAATTTTTTGTTATTTTCTCTTAACCAATTAGTCACACCTTTAATGGTAATTTCTCTAGTTGGTACAGATTGTATTGTTTCCCCTGATATATTTTTTCTATGTTCGTATAAGCTAAAAGTTACATCATTAGGTATTTTTGAAAACACAGTGATAGTTGCCATGTTATACTCCTTAAAATAGTAAATATAGTTAAAGTGGGGGTAACACCCCACCATTATTATACACTAAACGCGTATGTCACAAATGCAGGATATTTTAAAATCACCCCGCCTAATCCGAACGATATCTTTTCACTTATAGAACTAGCCATTGGCACAGGTCTATGTCCTTGCCATTTGGTTACGAATAGTTCATCGTAAGGCATTTCACCATTTGGATGTTGTAATAACAACATAACAACTGTTTGGTTAGTTGTAGCCCCTGTAGTATTTAAACTAGCCTCAAAGTTTGGTGTAATTACAATTTCCATATTAGGGAACACTTGTCTTAAATATTCTCTAAATGGTTGACTTGATATAGGATTAGGGGTAGCTAACGCACTCTCAGCCGATGGAGGCAATGCAAGAATGCATTTACTGTTAATATCAGCTTGACCTTCAGTTTGTAACATTACTTTTCTAAATAGTAATTGTACATCAGTTACTAATTGATTAAAGCTCTTTCCATACCATGCAGTAGTTAATGTAGTTGTACCCGGTATTATTCCGCTTGCAGGTAAACTAATCGCAGGATTTAAGTTTGGCTCATTAAGTATTCCGAATAACTGTGGCTTATTCGAAGATGTAATCCCGGCATAACCTTGAAACCCTAAGTCATTTTGGAATTGACCAACAGTAATAGACAGAGCTTCACGTAATTTGTTTACATAATCAATTTTAGCTAGCTCAAACTGAGCTTGTTGCATGTCACCCCAAACCAAAGATTCTTCAAAATAAATAATATTACGAGTTACCCAGTTTATGTTGATTGAAGTAGAACCATTTTGAGAGTAGTCATTATATAGACCAATTTTACCAGCATACGACATGGTGGGGATTTTAATTTCCTCTACCCCGGGTGAGCCTTGTTGCCAACTTCCAGCTAATAATGATAAGGTTGTTTTCTTATACATCTGCTCAATCATTCTTGTTGTCCAAATTGTTAACACCGGTAGTGGCACACCAGAACTTGGGATGTTAAATGCATATGTGTCGCTATCCATTGCAACTGCATTCATATTTTCTAATGCTTTACGCACTAAAATAGCTTCATTTAAATCTTTAACTACTAACGGTGCATGGAATGAACCAGTAACCGAATCATAAGCACAAGCAACACCACCACCAGTACCTACGTGCGGGTCTTTATTAAACGTAGATAACATATCAGATTGTTGTATCCTATTATCAATACTAGATTCTGATAAACCAATTTTTCTATATATATCTTTAACAAATTCTCTATTCATCATAATGCTCCACTAAAAATTGCAAACGATTGATTTGTGCCAACAGTAGCAGGTGTTAATAATCCAATATTGGTAACTTTCCACCCTGTAGCTTGTACATAACCGGTAACGGTAGTAACATTAATAGGGGCTGACGCAATTGCACCTGTTGTTGTGTTAACCCAAATTAGCTCACCAATAGTGGGTACATGATTTGCTGTACCATCAGCTTGTACTCCAGTGATTACCGAATAAAAATCCCCTGCTACAGCTACAGATACTTGTGTACCATCTGGAACTATAAACCCATACCCAGCCTGTGAATCTGACCAACCCATAGGAGCCAAACCTTGATTGCGTATTACAAACCCTGCTAAGCTAGTAGTACCAGCATCAGCCGAATCAGTAGCTACTTGGTTACCACTAGTAGAATAAAAGCACCCTGCACCAACAACAACATCTTTCAATGCTATTAACCCATTGGCACCTAAAACTACCGCTGTTCTGTTACTAGCAAAATCACCGGGGTAAGCATTGTAAACATTTAAGTCTACTTGTTTTTGAAATCCAACAATTGTACTCATTATATATAATCCTTTAAATGTTAATTAATTTAAAATTGTCATTGTTTTTGCTATCAGTAGCGATTATATGCACTTCTTTTTTAACTGATTTACTATCAGCTATATATTGCAATAATACAGTTTTTGCTTCAATACCAATATTTCCATAATCAACATTTTTAGCTTTAAGCGTTGCATCTAACATTTGCTCTGGTGTGCTATCTACAGCAAATGTAGTCTTACCAATAACTCGTTCACATAATTCTTTAGCTTTATTGTATGCAATTATTGAGCTATTAATCTGTTTGTTTATGTCAAATGAATCATGAGCTTTAACTTCATTTCTAACTTCATCCTCTTCATGTTTTTCTTCTTTTTCTTTTATTTTATCTTTAGCTTTCTTATGTTTCTTATCTTTTACAATCTTTTCTTTTTTTTCTACATTTTCCTCAACTTTATTATCTGCAATAAGATGAGGATTTTTAGTTAATAAATCGACTAGAATTTGTTCTGCTTTCATTTCTATACCTTTTAAAATTAAATTTTCATCAGCAAGTCGGGCATATTTTACCCGTGCATTATCAACTAGAGCAACGTGGTTGCACGTTATATCTTTCATCATGAAATCGTAAGGTTTACCATTGAAGACCCCTTTCTTATCAAGAATTTTATATTTGTAGCCACAACTTAAACCATCTTTACGAATACGTTCTACTAAATCTACTCCAGCTTTATCCCAAATAGTTACTTTATTGTATACTTTCCCATCTTTAAATTTCGCTTCACTCCCTACTGAGCCAATCCATTTATCTTTATTAGTAACATTGCTATCTACAAAAAAATGCTCATTGGTAAGTGGTACATCGTTATACGTACTTAGAGCTTTCTTTAATTCATTAGCAGGACGGTACACACTATAACTTTTATCTTTATCCACATTTAAGTTCGCAGGTAATTCACTACCTAAATACTCATCTACACTTTCCGCAGTTAAAACACATTCTTTAACTTTTAAATGGTTAAATTCATTCTTTTCTCTGTTGCTATCTTCAGCAGTATAATGTAATGATTTTTTTAATGAACCAACAATCGCTTTGTAATTAGTTTCACCGTATTCTTTAGTTAATTTTTTCCATAGCTTTTCTACTTCAGCTACAGAATTCCCTGTTTTTTTAGCTACCTTTTTTACTAATGCATTAGGCATTTAAAGCACCTCTTTTCATGCTGTTTTTATTCACTATATTTGTGTTATAATTATCAGTTTGTATTATGTCTAAAAATATAAACACATCATCTAAAGTATAAACCGTTTTCAATTCTTGTAGTGTGGCGTATTTGCTGCTTATAATTAATGCTAAGACCGGCTCTATATTAGCATAATCTATAGTTCCTTGTAAATAGTCTACTCTGCCGTATCTTTTACAATACTCACGAGGTGCTTTTTTGCTCTCTCTATGGAACCCCCATAGTTTAACATCAATACCTCTTTAATTAATCCAAATAGTATTGTAAAGTCAACTAAAGTTCCAGTATTCATTGCTTCTATGCATGTTTGCTTAACAGTACCATTTAAATAAATCACATTAGATAATACCTTTGGCAATAAGCTATCTATTTTATCATCATCTAAGTTATTTAAGATATTAACAGCGATTTGCGAGATTATGCTAACTGTGTCCATTTCTAGCATATTCTTATACGCCTCTAAATCTACACCCTCTACATTAACACCGGTTTGTAGTAAGCTGTGCATATATTGTTGTATCATTAGTGATTTTACTGAACTAGTGTCAGCACACAAACATGCTAACTCCCGAGCTAATTTAAACGCAGGAATTATTGGTAAGGGAGTAATTAAAAACTCTTTCATTATCCCATTATCATCTAATTTTATAGTCTTATTCTCAAACATGTTATTCCTTAATCTTAATTTGTAATAGTAGGCGCGTTTTGTACCTCAAGTGGCTTACCCGTATTGATACTATTGTAATCTGAATTAACAGTAGATTGTATTTGCATGAATACTAAATTAACCTCAGGAATTGGTAACTCAGTCATAGAAGTTAAGTTTGCACTAACTAATTTCAATTGTTTGTACAACCCGAATGTCATCGTGTTATAAATCGCAAACAACTGAATATCGTTTAAATACAACATTATTAGTTGAAATGTATCACCAATGTATGTATTTAAATCACTAATATCTGATATACCAATTAAATTTTCTGGGTATAAAAAACCTCGTAATGTTATACTATATGGTTTAATTTGTAGACTATCCGAGGTAAATATCCCTTGTTCCAATGGTTTAATAGCTACTGTATTAGTTTGAGTAATACTCTGTGATTGTAATGAGTATATACTAAACAATTCATCTCCAACGCTTTCTGAACTATCTCCATTATCAAAAATGCTATATGAAACTCCCGAATTGTTGTTACCAAATACACTTTTAAAATCAGATAATATGCTCATTTTATTTAACTAATTCACTATTATTTAAACACTAACAATCCAATATTGCGTACCATCATAATACAAAGTTGCGGATTGATAGGCTGTTAAAGATATAGTAGAGTTACCATCAATATTTTTACTATTGCCACTCACACTGTTTGTAGTAGAATTTGTACCATTTTTAATCATATATCTAGTTCCAGTTACTGGAGTAGCAGGCATCGTAACAACTACAGTCGTACCAGTTATTAAATTTACCTTTATATTATCATTTGTTGTTAGAGTGGTATCTGCACTAATTTCATTTGAAGCCATAGGGTTTAACATAGTTTGTACTTGACCTACCGTTAAATCTGCTGGGTCTGCATTACCTCCACTGGTATTACCTTTTATTGTTAATGTTGCCATTTGAGCAAGGTTAGAATTAGTAACAACATTGTTCTCTATTGTACTTACTCCCAATGCACTTACTGTAATTGCACCGCTTAAAGATACATTCTTAAATCCATCAACTGGATTATAAATTAATATTTGCGTATTACTTGGACTTTCTATAGTAAATTGATTTGCAAAATAGCCTAAATTATTAAATGCAGAGATTATTGTACTGGCTGGACTTATAGTACCAGATGTAGGAGTATATGCAGTTAGTATAGTTTCTGCCACATCTCCTATTTTGTTTAATGCTTGTAGTATATTATCTGTATCTGATACAATACCGGAACTAAAAGAATATCCAGCTAATTCAGTATTTAATACGTCAGCGTCACTTTCGCTAGTAGCTATCGATTCCCACGCACTGTATGTATCAGGGGTAGTTCCTAATTCAGGTTGACTGTTAATGTTCTTCGCAACATATAGAACACTATTGTACTTAACCGATGGACAACTTAAATACATGTTCCCTACGTCTGTAATATCAGAGACATTAATTACATTATACTCAGTTGAGTTACTCCACGTGCCTTCATAACTAACCAATTGTTTTTGTGTGATTATACTCATTTTATATCCTAAACTAAGTTTACTAAACCTACAGCACTGTTAACTAACTCACTCAATGAGGTTGAATTAGGCGGTACCGCTTTAAAACTAAATACATAATCATCTATAACTTTACTAACGTTATACCCAGCAAAAACAGTATTGAATACTACATTGCTGAATGTATAACTAAAATTACCAGATGTGCTAGATACTGCAATCGTACCCGGAATAACAATTTGTAATGAATAATATTTATTGACCACATCTTGTATACTAGTCAGAGCAGGTGATTGTGGATGCACGTGTAACCTTCCAGTTATCACCACAGGCATTAAAGCAACTGATACATCCCCTGTTACAGTTCTTTCGTACTCTACTATATCTGGACTGTCAATTTCTATAACATTGTTTATACCAGTACCTTGTTGTAACAAAATAGGGGTTTGAATTGTTGCATTTTGATAAGTAATCTTTAAATCTAATGCCGATTTTTGCAAAAAAGTTGGATTATTCACTGACATTATCTATTCTCCTACGCAACAAATACTTGGTTAACTGATATTGAATTAATTGCACCACCATTCGTGTATAAGAAATACACGGGCAATGAAGACCTATTTATCCGCATATCAGCAGTGATAGGGGCTATGTAAATATAGTATCCATTTTGTGTTAATAGCGGTGTTATATCACTACCTACTAGTTCAATTATTAATTGAGTTTCTATTGCACTAAATGAATTACCTGTTTCAATTACTGATGCGTTTAACCCAGTTTGTGCTACACCAGTTAATACAGAATTTACTGAAGCTTTTCCATCGTTATTATACGGAATACGTTTACTATTACTTATAAAAGTAGTCAATGAATCTTGAATTTGGGCAGTTAACCATACTGCATCATATATATTATCAAGCCATTTAAAAGCGCCACCAACTGAACCGTTTTCAGTCATGTTATAGGCAGTTGTTCGACTAGCAAAGCCCCCATAAACATTATACCCATTTAACAATAAATTAGTATAATCAGTATCATTATCTACATTAACAGATAATCCAGTTTGTCGTTTACCAGCAAAATTAATTTTTGCCTTTAACAATGTGTAATCAATACTAGCACCCATCCCACCGATGAAAGCTGAGTATCGTCCAATTTCATTGGAAGTGATTGTATTTTCAGTTGACAACCCGTTGTAGTCAACTTGAATTGCCGTATTAGGTGTAACTTGACCATTTACTTTAGAAGCATACCCAGCTTCAACCAATTTTGCGGATAAACTAGTTGTACTGCTTGTGTTCTTAGGTTGTGTTCCACCCTCCCACCATAACCCTACGTAATTACCAGTTCCATATTGTCCCGCAATCCAACTAGTTAAATCTATTGTTACTGCATAACCATCAGATAAGTCATCACCAGTTAGTCTGTTTACGTATGTTAATGCAATCCAATTGTTATTTTGATTTAGTATATTGGTCATGTTAAATGAAGCATTACCCCCCGTTGTGCCTTGCGATAACGTAGGACTACTGTCCACATCTAACCCCATCAATACTGCAACATTCCCGGTGCAATAGGTGATTGTTGAAGTTTCAGGACTGCTTGTTTGAGGTGCTTCAATTTCAAATTGATTAATCCCTATCACATGACACAATGCATCTGTAAGTACAGTACCTAATTTAGTATCTATGATATCAGCTATATCAGTTAACCCAGTTGCACTTGCAAAATCTGATTGTACTAACGTCAGGCTTTGTGTAGAGCCATTGATATGAGCTACAAACGTTGGACTCGTCAGAGCTTTAATACTTGCTACTACTGTTGCGGGTGATGTGATTTTCTGACTGAACATATAAGCCGCTTCTGCTTGTTGGACATATTTACTGAATAATATTTTATTTGGTTTTTTACTAGAATTATCATAGCCTAAAAAGTAATTAAAGGCAACTGCGTATTCATCACTAGTTGTACCAAAATAATTACCGACTGCTGTTAAAGTATTAAATGATAGTACATTGTTAGAATCACCGCACGGTACTAATCTATTCTCCGTTAAAAAGTTGGTAATTAATGCGGGTTGTGCAATTGCTCCCGTTATTATGGAAGTCGTAACACTTACGATTTTATTTATTGAAATTGCCATAGTTTTACTCTCTATAACATACTTGGTATCATTATTTCTCGCAAAAATTCAGGGTCACCCCAATCAATTTTAACCTCATTCTCCCCAATTGTACCTGAGTAAGAATAACGTAATGCATCGATACAGTCATCATTGATTTTTAGAATTTGCGTACTAATTATACCATTTTTATCCACCTTGTAACAATATTTTTTAAAATTATTTAAAGTATTTTGACACCTAGGATGAATAAAAATCTTCTTATGTGTCTTAAGCCAAGTAATCCCAGATTCTACAGAGCCTTGTCCTTTATTCGCTGGTTGTATATTTAATCCGGGTAATTCAGTACCGTGTTTGCTAATTCGTGAGTATTTTAATTGCTCTATTAAATCTGGTCTAGCACTATCCCCGTAGATGATTTTATTTTTAGCCCAAGGCATATCGTTAACAATTCTCGTAACTATATCATCTAAATCCATCTCTTGACCAACAATTTCATTGTTAATGTAGATATCGCCTTTATATCTAAAGGTTTCAATAATAGCTGTTGGGTGTACCCATCCAAAATCAAGACCATAGCATAAATCTAATACATCACCATTTAATCTAGGTATTCCGTAATCATTCTCAACATCAAAATCAAGCTCTTCAAATTTGCCTTTAAAGATAACACTATCACTTGCAGAGCGTGTTTCACCAAGCCAAACATGCCGATATAGGTCATAATCAACATTTCGCATTTGTTCAGCTTCTAACTTCATGATATCAGGACAATGTGGGTTATCCATATAATTTATTTGCAAGTTTATTTGTCCTACGTCATAACCTGCTTTTTGTAGTTCTTCCGTATCCATCACAAACGGCTTTAATGCCAGTTTATGTACTGGGTCTTCTTCACTATCGGGATTATAGCTGAACCATATCTCACTACCTGCTTTTCGTATAGTCGGTAATGTTATCATTATGCTTTCTGCACTTATTGTTTGTGCCTCTTCTACCCAAGCAATGTCAACCCCCTCAAATGATTTAAAGTTCTTAGCGTTCTTAATTCCGCTAAAAGCAAACTCTGTACCGTTAATCCCAATTATTTTATCTGACATTATACGATAATGTTTTTGAAATCCATTATCCTCAATAATTTTGTTACATAACAATCTGTAAACACTTTCACTCAAGTTTTTTTGATATTCTCGCAGACAAGCGATTAGAACCTTTTTATTCATTCCAATCATCAGTAGGAGTATTGCGATATTAGTAGATTTACTACCAACCCTTCCACCGTAGGCTATTTTGTAACGAGCTTTTTTTTCATAAAATGGTAAAAATCGTTTGTTAAGCTCTATCATTTGTTACTCAATTAATTTAATCTTAACTTCGTTATCACTGTCGTTATTAATTTGAATATTCGTACTACTCTTATCTTTACTAATACCGCTCATACTAGCAATTTTATCAACAGTTAACCCTTGTGTAGAAATTATTCTACTTGCTTCACTTAGAGTTAGTTCACCTGATTGTGTTTTAGCTATTGTACTTTTTAAAATCATACCGTGCAAATTTAACGCCCCTTTTTGAAGATTGTTAATAGCACTTGAAATTTGTGCAATATCATCAATCTCTTTTTTTAATTGGTCATTGACTAATAATAATTGGTCGTGACTAATGTTTTGACTAATACTTTTAATATTATCCCGTATATCAGTTAGTTGTGGAACTATTTTATTTCTTTCCCATCCGTGTTTTTTTGCTCTGTTTTGAACTGTTCCTAAAGATATTCCAAAATCATCTGCAATATCACGCATAACATCACCAGTTTCAAATCTAGTTTGAATGATTACCCAATCTTGCTCAGTTAATGATTTAGTAATTCGAGACATCTTAAGTTCTCCATTTTTTATTTTATTATCAAAAAACATTAAATGTTTTGCAAATTATTTGACAATATGCTATAATCATTCATAGTTAAAATAAACGATATTAAAAAGGCCATTTTATGAAATTAAGTAAAACAAATCAAATAAAACAATTAATTGCAGATAACAATTTAGATAAAGCATTATCCATTGTAAGTAAATTTCGTGTCCTTTTCAACGACGGTGACCTTAAATTAATTAAATTAGCTAATGATTATGTTAAACACCCTAAGTTTTACAAACAACTTAATTGTGATTTAGATATTGTTATTGAAAACGCAAAAAAAGAGTTAATTAGAATTTTCATCTAAAAATCTTCAAATTCTTCAAATTCTTCAAATTCTTCAAATTCTTCAAATTCACAATCACTTAATTTTGAGGTAGCTTTTTTACTGTTACCTTTTACAAAAATTAGTACATTTTGGTGGGTTTTGATAACTTT